CGCTATCACTTTTGTTGGCAATGCCAGTGCGCTGTATCGCCAGGGCCTGATGTATCACAAAGATGCGTTTGCATTCGTCACTGCTGACCTGCCGTTGATGGCCGGAGCTGACAAGTGCATTCGTCAGGTACAAGACGGCATCAGCGTTCGCGTATGGCAAGACGGCGACATTCGCAACGATCAGCAACTGACTCGTGTTGACGTACTGTACGGCTATCAGTGCATCCGTCCGGAGTACGCTGCTCGTCTGATTGGCGCTGCTGTAGCGTAATTGTCGGGCGGTGTGACAGCCGCCAAACTTTTAACACTTTTTGAGGTACTGAAAATGGCTACATCAATGACTACTACTGCCTACGAGCAGGTAACTGAAAACAGCACTAACGGCGCGATGATTTGCTCTACTTCTTCCGACAAGATTGGATTTTGGGGCAAGACTCCTGCTGCACAGCGTGCTTTTGTCGCATCCGTTCACAACACTACTGCACTGGCGGTTAGCTCCGCTTTTGGCGCGTCACAGTTGGCGGTTGTTCAGGAGCTGATGAACACTTGCATTAACATGGGCATTTACGCTACTGCGTAACGAAACGATTTGCGGCTAGGGTCATTCCCGAAAGCTGGATTCCCGTCCAGTTGCCGCATCTTAAATCGGGTCGCTTTGGGAGGCGAGATGATAGAAAGCGTTTTATATAGTGGTCGTGGTGGACATGAAGAGATAAGCGAGAAGCGAGTCTGTTTTTGTATCCCGACGATAACAAAACCGTTTGATGTAACGATGCAGTCACTTGCTGCTAGTTGCAAGCTGATAGAAGAAGCTGGATGGGAGTATTCAGCCATTTTCGAGGTAGGAAATCCCTACATATCAGCGGCACGAAATACGATGCTGAGAAAGGCATTGGATTGGAAGTCAAGGGTAATAGTTTTTATTGACCACGATTTAAGTTGGGCACCTGAAGATTTATTGCTGTTGATTGAGTCTGAGCCTAACTGCGTTGCAGGTACGTACAGATTCAAGAAATATGAAGAGGAGTACATGGGGCATGTGCAAATCGGTGAAGATTTACGCCCGGTACTGAAAGACAATCTGGTGTGGATGAGAGATGTCCCTGCTGGGTTTCTGAAGATTACAGCGACAGGCGTTAATAAGTTTTATAGCGCCTATCCAGAATTAAAGTACGGCGATGCGTTTGCGCCATGCATTGATCTGTTCAACCACGGCGTTATTGATGGCGTGTGGCACGGTGAAGATTATGCGTTTTGCAAAAGATATAGAGAGAAGTGCGGCAATATCTGGTGCATGCCGAACTTAGAGATTGATCACCATCTGGCAACTGGTGAAGTGTTTAAGGGTAATTTTGACCAGTATCTAGCAAGACCTAAAAAGAGGCTAGACGATAGTGACAACAGCGACACAGATCATCAACCGCGCTTATAGAATGGCTGGTGTTTTGGCCAGTGGTGAAACGCCAAGCGCAGAAATGGCAAACGATGGACTGGTGTATCTGAATGGCGTACTTGATTCGCTGTCGAATGAGAACCTTGCAATCTATACCGATGTGCTTGATGAGCTTCCACTAACCGGCGATGATTCATACACTTATGGGCCGAATGGTGACCTTAACGAGTCACGTCCGCAGACGGTAAATTATGTTTTCTATCGACTGAATAATCTTGATTATCCTGTCCAGATTATTACATCGGACGAATACAACTCAATTGCCATTAAAACGCTAAATACCAGCATTCCTACCTGCGTTTTTATCAATCCAGATTACCCGGTGCTGACGGTCAATGTATGGCCGCAAGCAAGCAATGGTTCGCTGTTCTTTAACTCAAAAAAACCACTTAGTAATTTGTCATCGCTGACAACTGCACTGTCAATGCCTAACGGTTACGAGCGTTTGCTGGTACTGATGATGGCCGTTGAAATAATGCCGGAGTTTGGCGTAGAAAATGCGCAACTATTTCAGATGGCGATGAAAGCAAAAGCAGATATCAAGCGCACTAATTCAAGGCCAACTGTGCTTACGGTGAATTTACCATTTGGGCAGCCGTCAAATGGTGGCGGGTATATCAGCATTCTTAGCGATGGGCTATGTTAATTTTGGCAGGTAGATAATATGGCAAACGATGGCGCAATTGGCGGGGCGGTAAGCGGGGCAGCAACTGGTGCTAGTATTGGCGGGCCGTGGGGCGCATTAGCTGGTGGCATAATCGGCGGCGTAATGGGTGCCGGATCAGATAGTGCATTGTCTGATGCTGCAAAAGCGCAGAAAGAGGGCGCACTTTATGGCCTGATGGCAAGTGGCAAAGCAAGCCAGCGCGCAGAAAAGATGCTGCAACCGTATCGTGTCGGAGGAAAAGACGCACAAAACGAATTGATGTACCAGCTTGGATTTGGAGATCCAACAGCATACGCGCATACAAGGACGGATTTTGATCCGGAACAGTTTAAGCAGTACGCGCTAACACTGGCAGAGCAAAACATCCGCGATCAGCGCAAGAACGCAAAAAATCCTGCAAAAACCGATCAACTTGTAGAGAATCGCCTTGCTGAATTGTCGGCAAAAATTGACAAGGAAGGCGCATGGAATGTGTACCAGAAACGTCTTGAATCCGGCGCAAATGTAAACGGCGACTTCTTCCGCAAGCGTGATGCATCATCGTCTGGTGCAAATGCTGGTTACGGAAATTTGATGCATGATTTTACAAATGAGGATTTTGTAAAAGATCCAGGGTATCAATTCCGCATGGATGAAGGCGCAAAAGCTGTTCAAGGTTCTGCGGCAGCGCAGGGAGGACTGCTGTCAGGTGCTGCGATGAAAGCCATGCAGCGGTATGGCCAAGTATTCGGAAGCAATGAGTACGGCAATGCGTACAACCGCGACACTACCAACAAGACAAACAGATTCAACCGACTGTCAGGTGTTATTGATAACGGCATGCGTGCAGCAGGGGCAACAGGTCAAATAGCGGTCAATCAAGGACAGCAGGCGAATCAGACGTTTAATAACATAGGCGACATTAACGCAAGCCGCGCAATAGCTGGCAACAACCTGCGTCAGTCTGGATTTCAGCAAGGAGGGAATGCGCTGACCGGATCGTTCGCATATAACCCTGAAAACAGCAAAACAGAGAGGCGCTACTAATGGCTGACCCTAACATTTTGATGGGGATTAAGACGGCGCAATTTATGAATCCGCTCGATGCTGCTGCACAGGCTGCACAGGTTAAGCGCGCAAATTTGCAAAACGCGATGTTTCAGCAGGAAACAGACACGCAGAAAAAGCTGGACAAGGCGTATCAGCTGGCCGGCGGCGACATTTCAAAGATGGACACTAGCGGCGTTGACTTCAATACCAGATTCAAGATTGAGCAGTTGAAATCTGATCAGCAGAAAACGGCAGCGCAAGCAAAACAGGCGGCTGCACTAGAGTCAAAAAACAGAATAGAAGCAGCGTCAGCTAAACTAACCTATGGCGGTCAACTTTTAAGCGGGGCAACGCCTGAAAACTGGCAGCAGGTCAGGAAAGAGTTTTTTGATACGACTGGCGGCGATTTAGGCGAAAGCTATGATCCAGAAAAAGTAAGAACATATCTTGCACAAGGTCAGTCGATTGAGAAGCAGCTTGCAAATCAGTATCGTCAATTGGGATTTGAGGAAGATGTAAGACATCACAGGGCGATGGAAAGCAATGCGGCAGCGCGTGGTGATGGTGGTGAAAAATGGAAAGTGGATTTAGAAAAAGGCGTTAGATATAACGAAATGGGGGATGTTGTTCCATTGGCAGGTGGGGCAATACAGAAGCCAGAAAGTGCAGCAGAAAAATCGGCACGAATTAAGGTTGAGAATGAAAATAGATTAGCAGACAAAGACTTTGCCGGATCATTGGCGGCGGCTGCTGAGGCGCAGAATCTTTTTGAAGGAGCAACAGGTAGCGGATTAGGAAAAACTAGAGATGCAGCGTATGCACTTTTTGGCCAGTCAACTGAAGGCGCTCAAAAAGCGGCGCAGTTAAAAGTAATAGCTGGCAAACTTGTTGCAGGGGTACCTAAATTCTCAGGCCCTCAGTCTGATAAAGACGTTCAACTTTATCGCGAAATGGCTGGTCAGGTCGGAGATGATTCTATACCGATTGAAACAAGAAAAGCAGCGCTAGAAACCGTAATGGCATTGCAATCTGCTGAAGCTGAAAGACGCAAGGCATTGCAGCAGCCGCAAGAAACTAGCGCGCCGGTCATATCGCATCCGAAGCACGGCGACATATCTGAAGATGACATTCAGGCCACAATGCAAGCCCGTGGCATGACTAGAGAGCAGGTACTTCAAAAGCTGGGAGTACAATAATGGCTGGCCGTGATTTATTTGCAGATGAGCCATTGCCGAATGCTCCTGCTGTTGCGTCAAAAGGTCGTGATTTATTCGCAGATGAGCCATTGCCTACGGCACAGCAACAAACAGCCATAGAAGAAAAGCCAAAGCTTAGATTGCCTGAGTATTCGCGCAAAGTCGAAGTTCCTATGCCGTCAAACTGGCAAGTGGCAATGAACGCTGTACCTAAAGGCGTGGCGGCTGTTGGCGATATGGTTGGTAACGTAATACCTAACGCTGTAAATCTTGGCACTGCCGCTGTAGGCGCTGGATTGTATGAAACTGGCATGATTGACGCGCCGCCTGATTTGCCGCTTGAAAACCCAGATATGTTTCGCAAAACTGGCGAGGCAACCGGCGTAATCAATCCAGACTATAACCCGCAAACGGCAGGGCAGCGTTATCTTGACACTGGCGTGCAGGCGGCTACAGGGGCACTTCTAACTGGCGGGGGTGGTGGCATTAGGCAAGTATTAGCAAATACAGCAGGCGGTGTTGTAGGTGGCGAGGTTGGACAACTAGGCGTTGAGACTGGTCATCCTACGTTGGGTCTGTTGGGCGGGTTGGTTACTGGCGGCGCTACGGCGGCTGGCGTTAATAGAATTACCGGCGCCACTGCCAATACGCAGTTACAGCAAGCTAATGCAATCCGTGATGCTAACTTCAAAGCAGCGCGTGAGGCTGGAATTAAGATACCAGTTTCACAAAGCAATCCGAATAGCCTGCTTGCCAATACTGTAGATATTGTCGCAGGTGGTCGCCCTAGAATGCAGCAAGCAGCGGCAATAGAAAATCAGTCAAAAGCTACAAAAGCGGCTGCTCGTGATTTGGGGCTGGATGATTCTGCTCCAATATCAGAAACGATTATCAGAAACGTAAAAGACAAAGCGTACAAAGAAGGCTATGAGCCACTAAATAACGCAGGGCTGGTAAAAGTATCGCCCAACTTTAACAATGCTTTGGATAAATTGCAGGCTGAAACGCTAAACGCCAAGAAGGGGTTTGCTGGTTATGATGATGGCGGTCTGGTAAAAACCATTGACTCATTGCGCACGCAGGAATTTGATTCATCATCTGGCGTGGCAATGATTAGGCAGTTGCGCGAAGATTCAAACAAAGCATATGCGTCCGGTGATTCCAAGATGGGCAAAGCCCTAAAAGGTGGCGCTAAAGCCATTGAAGATGAGATAGAAGCGCATCTAGCGGCTACTGGTCAACAACAATTGCTAACCAACTACAAAAACGCACGCCAGCAAATAGCGAAAGCGTCTACAGTAGAAAAGGCGCTCAATAATGCAACTGGCGAAGTATCAGCGCAGAAACTAGGCAGGGCGCTAGATAAAGGAGTTCCATTATCCGGGGAGATGCGCGCAATAGCAGAGGCTTCAAAACTGCCAGGCGCATCACTGGCTGACACAAAGTACGCCACAACAGGCGCAAGCCAGCTTGAAGGATTAGCGGCGCTTGGTGGCGCTGGTGCAACTGGAAATCCATTGGTATTAGCTGCGCCTATTGCTAGGGGTGTTTTGCGCAAAGCGGCGTTAACCGATACGGCAGGAAAATTGCTAGGCACTCCAAACTATAACCGCGCAAGGCTGACGCGCGACAATGTTAATGCGCTGATGGTGAATACAGGATTGGCTGCTGAAAGGCAGAATGAGCAATGAAGATGCCAATTGTAGGCGCTGCATATCGCTCTCGCTCGCTGAATATGGCAAGCCAGCAATGCATAAATCTGTATCCTGAAATATGCGAAGTGGATCAGTCTGTTGTCGCACTGTACGGAACACCCGGAAGTCGCAAGTTATGCACAGTGCCAGGTGAGGGTGGCATTCGTGCCGTATACACCCCATCTAGCGGGAAAATGATTGCTGTACGCGGTGACACTGTTTATCGCATCGACGGAAACTGGAATTACGTTGCATGCATCGGGACATTGCTTACTAAGTCTGGCCATGTTTCGATAGCGGATAACGGGACAATTGCAGCGATAGTTGATGGAATTTATGGCTACACGTTGAATCTGGCGACGTCTGTTGTCGAGCGAATAACATCAGAGTCTTTTGCTGGTGGCGCAAATATCGTGCAATTTCTTGACGGTTATTTTGTGTTCAACAGGCCGGACACTCAGGTATTTTTCTGGTCTGATTTGTATAGCTCAAACGTTGATGGGCTGTCATTTGCATCGGCTGAAGGCGCACCGGATATTCTCGTTTCGTTGATTGTTGATCATCGTGAATGTTGGATGTTTGGCGACACAAGCACAGAGGTTTTCGTTAACACTGGCGATCCAGATCAGCCAATCCAGCGCATGAACGGCGCCTTTTTAGAGCATGGCTGTGCGGCTCCGCATTCTGTTGCAAAGCTGGATAACACTGTATTCTGGGTTGGAAAAGACTCGAACGGTCATGGCACGATCTGGAGGGCAAATGGATATACGCCACAGCGAATCAGCACGCACGCGATTGAATTCGCAATACAAGGTTATGCTCGAATATCTGATGCGATTGCGTACACGTATCAGCAGGACGGGCATGCTTTCTATGTGCTTACTTTCCCGTCTGCCAACAAGACGTGGTGCTATGATGCTGCTACGCAAATGTGGCACGAGAGAGCATATCGTGATACGACAACGGGAAATCTTGGCCGTCATCGTTCGAATTGTTGCGCGTTTTTTGGTGGAGTCCACGTTGTTGGAGATTATAGCGATGGCAGGATTTATGCTCTTGATCCTGACTATTTCACTGATGACGGCGATCCTCTTGTCGCTTTACGCAGTGCTGCAAATCTCAAAAACGCTGGCAAAAGACTTTTTCACCGTTCGATTCTGATCGAGGTTGAAAACGGCGTATCTGATCAGCAAACAGAGCTTGAGCTAAATCTAGCCGCCGCTGAAGTTGTTTCTGCAATGGTTCCTGCACCTGATCAAACAAGGCAGGATCTGATTGTTACGGCAATCAATACACTGGTAGACGCTGGCGTTTGGGACAAGCTGGATTCGCTACAAGTTTATGCGGCACATTCTGAGCAAGCCGGACTGCTAGACTGGAAACGCATTGGCACAAATGCGACGATCACAAATTCTTCTGTGTTTACTGTCGATGTTGGATTTGTTGGCGACGGAACAAATTACATAAACACGCACTTTACTCCTTCAACGGACGGAACAAACTATGCGCTGAATAGCGCGTCATTCGGGTTATGGATGCACACTGCGCCGACTGGAAATCCAGAATTGATGGGCGAGCGCGTAGGTGGCGTGACGTTAAACAGCATCTACTCGGGCGGTGGAACAACTTACTGCGAGATAAATGGTTGGGGCTATGCAGTCAGTTATCCGCACCTTGCGACTGCCGGATTTATACATGTGCAGCGGCCAGATGCTAACACTGTCGAGTATTACAACGTCACTGGAACAACAGCAAAAGACACTGGCAGCGCAATATCCACGTCACTTGCTACACAGTCCTTTTACGTTGGCGCTGCTCAGGGATCGGTAAATCCTCCGACTAACGCGAAACTGTCAGTATTCTGGGCCGGTGCATCATTAACGCAATCAGAGCGGGTTGCGTTGCAGTCTGCATTTGCAACTTATATGGCGGGTCTGTAATGGCTATACAAGACGGACAAGGTGGAAACGCGCATTTGATACTGCAGTGGTCTGATGATTTTGGCCGCACATGGAGCAATGAACGCACAGCGGAAATCGGGAAGGTTGGCGAATATAAGGCGCGTTGCAAATTTCACAGGCTCGGCATGGCTCGTGATCGGGTGTATCGCGTGATGATTACCGATCCGGTCAGTCGTGTGATTCTGTCTGCAGAACTTGACGCAGTTGGCGGTGCAAATTGATCAGGATACTGTCGCAAAAATCTGCTGCTGTTGACAGCTCAGGCCGCTGGATGCGCGACTGGTTTACAGTGATCGGTGACATCATCAACGGCATCAACAAAAGCAGGGTAACGTGGTCAGGGAAGCGGATTACATACACTGGGGCAACTGCGCCATATTTGGCAACAACGATCAGCGCACAGGTGGGCAATACAGGACTGCTGCGACTTGTCATCAATACTGCTACGACAAACAGCGCAAATGCAAAATCTGTGCAGGTCAAAATCAATGACGTTACGGCGATTGTGGCAGACATTGACGCAAGCACAGAAAAACAGGTGATCGATGTGATGGTGGCCGGAAGCGGATCATCTTTGCAGTATTGCAGCGCATCAGGCGCAAGTTGCACAATTTCACAATCAGGGCAAACGTCTATTGACATAAGCGGCAATTCTACAGTAGCGATTTATTTGATAATTTCTGATAGTGCTGATAGTATTTCGCTCGAATCGTGGGCGCTCTACGCGGAGCAACAATAAATGGCACAGCTATTACCTACAGGGCGTCAATACTACACAGACACGGCTACAGGGCTTCCGCTGGCTGGCGGTAAGGTCTGGACATATGCCGCAGGTACATCTACGCCAAAAGCCACTTACACAAGCGCTGCGGCAACAACAGCGAATACGAATCCGGTTATTTTGGATGCCCGCGGCGAGGCTGTTATTTTTTGGGACGGCGCGTACAAAATCGCTATAACAGACTCTGCTGATAACGTTATCTACATAATTGACAACGTTTCAACCGGAATTGATGCGGCCAGCGTCACTTACGACGGCGTTACAATCTCAAGTATTTTTGCAGATCACTCTGTCTATGTTGTCGATAGCATTGCTGATCTGGAAGATGTAGATAGTACGCTTTGGTCAAATGCTTACGTGCGCGGGTATTATCTGCCTGGTGACGGCGGCGGCGGGTTTTACTATTACGATTCTGGCGATACTACAACTGCAAACAACGGCGGCACTGTAATCGTTGCATCTGATAATGCGCGATGGAAACTGGAGCTAAACGGAGAACCAGTTAACGCCATGCAGTTTGGCGCCAAAAATGACGGGACAACAGATAGCACAACATTCGTGCAGGCTGCTATTGATGCTTCACGTCTGTCAACTTCAAAGGTCGTGCGAATCACGGGCCGCATCTATTGCGCGTCTGACATTGATTATTCTGGTGTCAAACTGTCAGGAGACTGCGCAGGATGGGTTGCGGGATCTGGCATGGATGCTGTCGAGGATTATCCTTCTGTTCTGCTACTTGGCAGCAATAGCTTGGATGCAACTGACGGCGGTGGCGTTATAGATGGACTGTTTGTCGTGCAGAAAAACATCGCAAGCGGTGGCACATATCCGTTGCCGTGGGCCAGCGGAACAGTTGCAGGCAATGCCGTTGCTGCATATTCAGGAACAGCTATAAAATCAACTGGCCTTCCGTCAATTGTAAAAAACTGCGTCATTGCAGGATTTGCGCTCGGGTTGTCCGGCAATATAACCGGCGAAAATAATGACATTGATTGTACTGCTGGCGTAAATTTGTCACTTGAAACGCTGGATCTGCAAGAGGATCTTGTAGGATTTAACGTTTCAAACTTTATCGCGCCAACGTTGTCATCATCGAGATCAGGTGCGGCATACACAATAACGTCAGACTGGGGTTTTAACCTGGTAAACTGTCGTGGACTGAATTATGCGGCAGGTTCTACTCTGACTTGCGCATCGACGAATGTTATAAACATTGTCAATCCAGAAATTTACAATTCTGCTGCTGCATCTGCAAGTGCCATCACGGTTGGAACAGATAGCACGGTCATTATAACCGGCGGCACTGTTCGGTCTGGCGGTGCATTTGCGCCAATTTCCGTCAGTTCAGGCGGCAGATACAGCATGCGCGGTACGTATCTGCTGCAGACGTCTACTGCGAATATCACGCTGGCATCTGGCGCTTCATACGGGATTATTAGCGATTGTATATACACGGGCACGCTTGTTGATGGCGATGCAACGGCACTACTGAAATGTGTAAAAAACAATCAGCTAGTCGCGTCTACGCCCACTGCATTTACGCCAGTTTTGAAAATAGGCGGGTCAGTAACAGGGATAACTTACGGCAGACAATATGGGAACTATGTCATAAATGGCAACGTAGTAACCGGAACCATCAACATATTGCTGACAAGCAAAGGCGCGCAAACTGGCGCATTAACGATAACCGGGCTACCTAGAACGTCGTCAAATGTTTCGTGGTGCGACGGGTCAATGTGCGCATGTGAATGGTCAACAACGGGCCTCGGCGTTGCATCACCGACCGGCAGAATAATATACAACACGTCAGAAATTGTTTTACTTGTTGCTGCGTCATCTGCAACTCGCTCAATGGTAGACACTGACATTACAAATACCTTTTTGATTAACGCAACATTCACCTATTTAATAGATATTTGAGGACGATAATATGCTTAATCAACGCGCAACTACAGCAATGCAAACGGTAGCGGCTGACGTTACTACCAGCATCGGCACTGATACCAACATGATCGGATGGTCGATAAAGATTAACAAAGGCACGGCGACTACCGGAACGATTGCTCTAACAGCAAAAAGCCCAGGCGATTCGACTGCTGAGGTTGTCTACGATAGCTACGGAGCTGCTATTTCGTTTAATGCCGCTTCATCTACTGCTCAAACGTACTACTTCATCGGTCAGCCTGTCGATATGGTTATTCTCACGCCTACTACGTTAAACGGCACATACACCTATACCTTTAGTCAGTGGTGATAACGTGATTGTCGGCAAGAAGCTCACGGCATCGAATAGCGGGATAGTAGCCAGCAGATTCTCTGGGGGAATCATTGCTGCAGTTGGTACGCTGCCTGCTTTTTTTGATTTCACGAACAACGGTCAGCCTCTCACCGCATTGACTACGATCCTCAACGCACTGAACGCCACCTACACGCGCAACAGCGTCAAGAACGTGCCGCAGGGTGGGGCAATGGTTGCCCTGACAGCAAACCAGTTCGGCACCAGTTACGATCCTGTTGCGTCAGAATATGGCTACGTGCCTGAGCCTGCGGCGACGAATCTCTGCACTAATAGCGATGGGGCTGCATCGACGTATACATGCAGCAACACAGCAGACGGAACAGCAGTACCGGGATTCACGAACGGCATCGCGTTTGGTGATAATTCTGTTCAGCGGTCTGCGACAAAAGCAATCAGCGTTACAAGTGGAACCGTTTATAGCATCAGCTTTTTTGTTCTAATGGGTGATGGTAACGCTCCGGT